TACAAATTATATGGCCCTCAAAGAGGAGGTAAAAGCTGAACATCAGCAAAAACCCTTTACCCTAATGTCAAAAAAACCAATACTAGGGGCCAATTATGTTGTCAAAAATTATTACCATCATCATGAATCACAAGATCATAAGCTCGTATCCCCAACTTTACAGAGAAGAAATCTCTATAGAACACTGGAAAAAAAGATTTTCACTCCAGAGGAATTACTGGACATACGAAAAACTAAGTTACAAGAGCTTGACAAGTGGAAAGAAGAAGAAAACCAACGTTTGGAAGAACAATACCCACTTGATCCGCTTGGCGGCCAAAAGGATGAAAGACAACACAAAGCAAAAATTAGAAAATCAAGGTTAAAACGTAAACGTAATAAATTATGAATCCATTTCAAGTAGTAGCCGGAAGGCGCACAAAATTATCAAAATTCGACCGTACACATGAGAAAAAACTCTCCATGAATATGGCTGATCTTATACCAATAGTCACCGAAGAAATAATTCCCGGAGACCGCTTCCGCATAAATTCGGAGGTCTTATTGAGATTCTCTCCTCTCGTCGCTCCGCTCATGCACCGGGTCGATGTATATACACATTACTTCTTTGTACCAAATCGTATAGTATGGAATAACTGGGAATCTTTCATAACAGGAGGAAAACAAGGTGACGAAATGCCTGCAGTACCACAATTAAATATGTCAGACGCATACAAAGCTTTCTTTGCTAAAAAGAGACTCCCCGATTATATGGGTCTTCCCATAATTGACCCGGATACAACCGTAACAAACGATCACAAAATCTCTGCTCTACCTTTCCGGGCATATGCTGAGATATTCAATGAATACTATCAGGACCAAAACCTAGGGACCGGAATAGGTTACTCAAAAGGTGATGGAATTCACAATCAAACTGAGACACAAAATCTAACAACACTTAGAAAACGAGCATGGGAAAAGGATTACTTCACTTCCGCTCTACCCTGGGCTCAAAGAGGAGGAGAATCAATTCTCCCAGCAGACGTTACATACAAAGACCCGGCCCCAGTATTAGCCGGAGGAGCAAATCCCCCGGATGGATCCCCAGTAACGACCCAAGGTGGTTTCTTAAATGCTGGCGGTAGCTTGCCTCTAAGTCTCGACAATATAGAATCACTAGGTCTAACAGTAAACGACCTCAGAAAATCCGTTAGGCTTCAGGAATGGTTAGAACGCACCGCTAGAGGAGGATCACGTTATATTGAACAAATCCTCTCCCACTTCGGAGTACGTTCATCAGACGCCCGCCTACAGCGTCCTGAGTACCTAGGAGGAGGCAAGAACCCGGTCGTTATCTCAGAAGTGCTACAAACGTCAGCAACTAATACTCAAGATACTGCCGTGGATGCATCAGTACAAGCAAATATGGCTGGTCATGGAATATCAGTAGGAGCAAACAACGGTTTTAGCAAGAAGTTTGAAGAACACGGCTACGTAATAGGCATAATGTCCGTATTACCAAAAACCGCATACCAGCAAGGCATAGATAGACACTGGCAAAGAGAAGATAAGTTTGATTACTACTGGCCAGAATTCGCTCAATTAGGCGAACAGGAAGTAAAAAACAAAGAGCTATGGACAGACTTCACCGACGTAACAGGTGACGAAACATTCGGATACCAATCTCGCTATGCAGAGTATAAATACGCACAATCAAAAGTTTGTGCCGATTTTCGGGATGATTTATCATTCTATCACCTCGGCCGACAATTCGATGAAAAACCCGAATTAAATAATAGTTTCGTAACAGCTGATCCGGATCCTCGGATCTTCGCAATAACTGATCCCGATGAAGATAAACTATATTGCCAAGTACTTAATCGTATTGACGCTCTACGCCCAATGCCGTTCTTCAATAAACCTACATTATAAAATGAAGACTGAAAAACTAAGAATACGAAGTACTTTAAACTTCGATCCAAAAAAAGACATAAGCCCCGAAAATACAGTAGGGGCTAGTCTTACAGTTCCTGACGAATCATATTCAATCAAGGAACTAATCAATAGGCATCAAAACGGATTGCCTATAAATCTCAACGTGCATGGTGAATACGAAGACGAAGTAGACTTCGACGACCATGACCGTGAAAAAATATCGAGTCTCGACCTTACAGAGATCGATCAAATAATGGAAACAAACAAGCAACTAATGCTTAAACTAAAACAGGCTCTTGACGAACAGAAAAAACCCGACCTCACAATCGACGCTAAGGAACGCCAAGGAGAAAAAGAGGAGGAAATACCAAAAACCGACCAAGAGCCAAAAAAGGAATAATACAAATTTCCAAGTCCGACGCCCAGATGATCCCTACTTGACATCATCTGGGCTAGTGACACCATTATCAGAAAAATATCATTTTCACAATCTTTAAAAAATACAAATTATGCCAATATCAGAAGCAGTAGCCGGAATAATACAAGGAGGCATCGGAGCTCTAACTCAAGGCGCAACACAAAGGGTACAATTTCAACACGAAAAAGATCTAAATGAAAGGTCCATTCAAGCCCAAAAAGATATGGCTGAATACTCCTATGGAAAAGACCTTGAACAGTGGGAGCGTGCGAATGCATATAATGCACCTACCTCACAAATGGCAAGGCTCAAAGAGGCTGGCCTAAATCCCGCAATGATATACGGTAGTGGTGGCGCAAAAACACAAGCAGCAATAAGCCCAAAATATCAAGCACCTCGACCAGAGTATCGCTATGCTGCACCAATAGACCCAACCTCAATTCTCGAAGCATATCAAAGCTTTCGAAAAAATAATGCAGAGGTAAATCTCTTAAGAAGTCAAGCTAATATAGCAAAGCAGGAAGCACGATTCGCAAACGTATTGCAATCTAATAAAGCATGGAAAATGAGTGCTCAAAGAAACATAGCTGATTCAATAGCTGACTATCATACCAATAATCCAAAAGTATCGTGGGACCAAATGAGCGAATACCAAAAACATCAAAGAAACAAAACTCTTTTAGGTGCACAACAAATACAAAATCTTGACTCCCGGACACAATTACTGGACAAACAAGTAGAATATTATCTATACTCTACATTCGGATCACTGGCGGCAGGAGCCGCAAAAAGTCTATGGCGAATGGTAAGTAAAACAGGAGGAAAAACAGGAGGAGCCGCATTAAAAGGCGTCAAATCCATGAGAGGTAAAAAAACCAATATGAGAGATTGGTCCAAAAACAAAATATTCGATCAATATCCCACAACACAATTCTAGTCGTGTTAGGCCCGGCTCACAATATTACGGAGTACCTTAAACGGGCCGCTTCACACACTTAGCAAACAACTAACAAGATCAGAGACATTCTCATTTCTGATCTTTTTTTTTATATTCGTTAATTATTTAATCATTTAAATTCAAACTCATGAAACGAAGAAGAGGTTATCCACCTAGAAGGAAAAGACGATCATCACACAAAAAAAGAGGCTCACGCCAAAGAACTTATTATCCATCAAGAGGTGGAATAAGACTGTAAAAATATGTGCGCAACGCCGTTAAACTTAGGAGATAGAATCGTTTCTTGCGGTCAATGTATTGACTGCCTTATCAAACGATCTCAAGAATGGGCCTTCCGTTTAGAACACGAAGCCAAAACCGCCATATCTGGCGTATTCCTAACATTAACATACTCGGACGAAAACGCAATCTGGATAGACAACGAGGACGAAACCCTTACAACACTGTCAAAATCAGACGTTCAAAAATTCATCAAACGGTTAAGAAAATTTGACAATAAATTCAATAACCACAAGGTTATAAAAGTACGATACTTTATAGCTGGCGAGTATGGCCCAAGCACACAAAGAGCTCACTATCATTGCATCATATTTAATGCAAACAGAAAAACTATCGAAGCTCTCCCCAAAATATGGGGAAAAGGGCACGTAGACATTCAGGACGTGACCCCAAAGTCAATTAGATATACTACAAATTATATGGCCCTCAAAGAGGAGGTAAAAGCTGAACATCAGCAAAAACCCTTTACCCTAATGTCAAAAAAACCAATACTAGGGGCCAATTATGT